TCATTTAGACAACGGGCGGCCTCTCCGGCAACCCGCCGTATGATAGAATCGAGGTAACGGGGATCCCACGTAACCGGCTCTTGAGACCGGCACATAATCCGGGGGGTTATCCCCGTTCTTCTATTTCAATACGATTTGGTGGAATCCTTCCGAGTCGAACACCCACAGCTCTTTGATGTGGGATTCATGACGGGCGTTGTACAGCGACAGTTGGTTGACGAACTTGTCGGGCAGTTTCGTGCTTCCGAAGTCCAGTACGAACACGTCCTTGACAACGCCCTGTTCGACGCCGCCGACGACGGCGTCGTTGATGCGTTGGGCCACGTTCCTGTATTTCAGGCTTGCTGGTGATTTCAGTTCGGCGTCGCATTCGTGGCTCAGCCAGTGGAAGTCGTTGCTGGGCTTGCCATCATGGCTTTTCGGTATCCACTCGTATTCCTCGCCCAGCTTCTGGAACTTCTCGAGGAACACGATCTCGTGCCGTTCGAGGATTTCCCTGCTCGGGTCGACGCCGACGGCGAGCTGGCGCCGGTACCAGGATTCCGCAGTGCCTTTTGGCTCTCCCTTCATTGACAGGAGTCTGACGGACTGCTCCCACGGCATGGTCGGCGTCGGGTAAACGCCGTCCGTGAACGCCATGGGATTGTCCCGGCGCATGCGCTTGAGCTTCTCCCGGTAGTCGCCGCCTTCCTTGCTGGCTTCCTGCCACATGGCGGTGAGCCGTTCGGGGTTGTATCCGGCGAGTGTCTGGCGTCCCCAGCTGGGGACGATCTGGCAGTCGCAGTCCCGGTGGTATTGCATCTCCAGGCCTGCCGAGTCCTCGCTCAGGTAGGTGAAGCCCCGTGAGGCGAGCATGGTGCAGAATGCGCATGTCCTTGCTCCGCGCGGCACTCTTGCCCATCGTGGTTTCGACGGGTCGATGCGCATGTTGCGTTGGGTGGTCAGGCGTGCGGAGGCGTTGACCATGTCGGCGACGAACTGCATCGCGTCATCCGGGTTGCCCAGATCGGGCCACAGGTCGTCGATCGTGGCTCCCGCGCGCGACTGCCCGTTCTTGACCTGCGTGTAGGTCAGGCCGGCGTAGTCGGTGTTGTTGAAGCCGCCCTGCACCTGCCAGAGGGCGCGGTCGGGGTCGATGAGCCGCGTGTGGTCGAAGTCGTCGAGCCGGACGCCCGCGTATTCGCTCCACAGGCCGCGCACGGTGTCGTAGTATTCGTTCGCCAGCTGGGAGGCGTCTCGGGAGAAGTCGCGGATCGCGTCCTTGACGTTCAGGGGGTCGCGTTCGACCATGTTCTCGATGACGTCGGCCGCGCTCTCCCTGAGGTTGTCAAGGTCGGTCTGGTAGTCCCTGTACGCCTTGTCCAGCAGCCGTTGCAGTTCCGGCGGGGCCTTCGGATTCGCTGCCATCGGCTGCCTCCGTGTCCTGCGGGTTCATCCGCTGCTGTCTGAGCTGGTCGATGTTCCGTTGGGCCTTCATCCGCTGCTGGTAGGCGCGGAACGACTGGAGCTCGCCGGCCGTGAGACCTAGCTTGGCCAGTCCCACGTCGGAATCCGCCCAGTCGCCGTTCACGCCGGCGACCTTCGTGTAGTAGTCGGCTCTCGCGGCGTCGCTCACCTCGCGGGTCGGGGCCCACAGGGGGCGGATGCCGGTCAGGTCTGGCGGCTGCGGGCTGTTGTCGCGCAGTTGGACGGCCATGCCCATGGCGTTGAGCAGCTGTCGGGAGAACATGCGGTTCTGCCGGTTCGCGGTGCGCGTCAGCTGGTTCTCGGCCGCGGCGAGCGCTTCGGCGCTGGTGGGGTTGGCCAGTCGGATGCCGAGTTGTTCGGGCGGGATGTCGGTTTCGGCCGAGGCGAGCATGGCGATGGTTTCGAGCATGTCACCGTGGGGTTGCATCGATGCCTGGGAGACCTGTTTGAGTTCGGGTATGTCGCCGTTGATGTCGCGGCTGATCGCGTTGATGCTGCTGACGAGCGCGCTCCACGTGTCCTGTTGGAAGGATTCGCGGCTCAGGCCGAGGAACCAGATTTTGGGCACCGAGTAGAATTCGGCGGACGCTTCCATGCGGACCATGGTGCGCATGGCCATGTCGGTCAGGTTCATGAGGGCCCGGTTGATGCGTGAGCGGCCGAAGGGGCGGTCCATCTGCTTGTCGTAGACGATGGGCACCACGGCCACGCGGTCGAGCCGGTTGTATTGGGGTTCCGCAGTCCACCCGTATCCGGTTTTCATGCAGGCGTAGTTGCGGCCGGGCAGCCATGCGTTGAACGCGGTGATGTTGCCCCATTTGTCGCTGTCGGTGATGGTCAGCGCGGCCTTGATGCGTCGCCGTCCGTTGTCCCACAGGGCCGCCGACCAGTCGGCCGAGCGCGGGGTGATGAGGATCCGGTCGTTGTCGGCGGGGTCGTAGTCGATGGTCAGGAAGCTGCAGGAGTGCTTGTAGCAGCTGATGACGGCCTCGCTCATGTCGGTTTCGAGCTCGTTCATGCGCATGATCTCGTCGATGCCGTGGTTGTCGGCCCCCGTGGCGGTCTCGAATCCCTCGAACACGCTCTTGTCGGCGAGCGCTCTCACGCTTTTCTGTGGCCAGCCGACCACGACGCCGGCTTTCTGGGCGACGATGTTCGGGATGCTGATGCCGAGGTTGTTGAAGCGTTGTTTGGCGTCGTAGAACGCGGAGCGCAGCAGGTTGCGCGGGTATTTGGCGCGCCAGAGCTCCAGTAGGCGGATGATGTCCGTCATGTCGTCGTCGGGCACGTTGGCGATGTGTGTCATGAACGATGAGCCGGTGGACAGGTAGGGGTTGCCGAAGCTGATGGATTGTTCGTTCATCCGATCATGACCTCCTGTACTCGGTCCGGGTCTCGTTTGGTTATGGTGGTGCCGTAGAGGGCGAGCGTGCATGCCACGAGCGGGCTTATGTCGATGTCGCTGCCCATCGGGTTCCATCCGACGGCGCCGGATTTGCCGATGCTGCGTGTGGTGGCGTTGGCCACGGCCGTGGCGAGCGCCGGTGCCTTGTCGTCCGGCAGGTGGGTGAGTTTGCCGTCTCTGAGCATGTCTAGGAATTTGCCGCAGGCGCGGCCCATGGCGCTGTAGTTGGTGACGATGACTTTCACGTGCCGGGCCTTGAGGTCGGCCAGCAGGCTCATGGCGGGTGATTGCGAGTCGATGACCACGCTCGCGGTGCGCGGCCAGTGGTCGGCGATGTAGTCGACCGCCCATTGGGTGCCTTTGGATTGGGTGGCCTCGAAGCGGCGCAGTTCGATGTGCGCGGTGCCGTCCCTGTGGTTGACGGCTCCGCCGATGGCCAACGAGCTGCGGTCGGGTTTCATGTCGAGCGCGTAGCCGATCAGCCCTTTGATGTTGGGTGTGCCGGTGGCGGCTTTGGCCCATTGCTGGGGGTTGATGGCCTGGCTGGTGGTGGTCTCGTCCCAGATGCCCAGTGCCTCGCGTTTGAAGCTGTCCTTGCCGAGCTGGCGTTGCATGCGCAGCATGCTGGTTTCGCTGGTGCGGCGCGGGAAGCTCGGGTTGGCTTTCCTCCATTGGGCGCGGTCGTCGCTGTCGGCGTCCCGGTCGGCGGAGAATTCCACGTAGAGCATGTCGTCCTCGCCGGAGAGCGCCTGGCGGCGGCGTTCCGTGAACGCTTCGCCGGGGTCGGCGGGGCGTGGAGGGGTTCCGATGTAGAGGACGAGCGCGTTGGGGCTGGTGTTGGTGGCGGGCACCATGTCGCTGATGGCCTGTTCGGTCAGGATCTGGGCTTCGTCGAACACGATGATGTCGACGGCGTCGTTGCCTCGGGCGAAGCCCTGGGCTCGTGCGCCGAACAGTATCTTGCTGCCGTTGGCGAAGGTGATCTCCTGCATGCCGTTGCCGCCGCGCACGCCGTCGGTGCGGCCGGAGTGGTCGAGGTATCCGATGAGCGCGGGATTGCGTACCAGAGTGCGCACGTGGTCGAACGTGTTGCTGTTGGTGCGGTTGTGGTGCGCGGTCCAGATGACGGTCAGGTCGGGGATGAGCGTGCACAGGATGACCACGAGGCTGGAGACGGTGAAGGTCTTGCCGGTCTGGCGGCAGATGCTCAATACCACGCCGCCGACGGACGCGGCGAACGTGCCGTCCTTTCTTCGTCCGAGGATGAGGGTCAGCAGTCCCTGCTGCCAGCGGTCGTAGCGGATGCCGCATGTTTTGGCCCGTTTGTTGACCTTGGGGAACATGCTGGTGACGATGCCGGAGGGCATGACGATGTGGCGTGCGACCTCAGATAGCTTCGGGTCGGAACTCTCCGTCATCGTCGTCCTCCGGATCTTCTTGCGTCGTCATGCCTTGTGCGGGGTTGCCTTCGAGCCGTTCGATTTCGCGGGTCAGGGCGAGCAGCTGTTTGCTGATGCCGGTCAGGCTGCCCGGCGGGGTGCCGGCGCTGAACATGGCTTCCTTGAGCCGGGCCTGCGTGCGTTTGAGCACGCTCACGTAGTCCTCGGGCCCGTCGTTCATCATCGCCTCGAAATCGGCGGCGGTGAGGGTGTCCATCGCCTCGGGCTCATGTTCCACGTCCCCGGCCGGGGCGGGAGGGGTGGTGACGCGGCTCATGCGCTTGGCCCTGCGGTAGGCGCGCTGCTTGCATTTGGCCGAACAGTACTTCGCTTTCTTGCCACGGCCGGACGGGGTGAACGGCTGGCCGCATTCCTCGCAGATCACCGCGCTCACCTCCAAAAAAACGTAACGGGATAACGTAACGGCCGTCCAAGGCGTTACGTTTTGACATGCCGGGGAGATATCGGCCCTGCGCCCGAGGGGGCTTCGACCGGGCCGGGCGGGGTCTCCTCCCCACGTTCACCACTCGCCGCTTGTCACCAATGGCATCGAGGTGGCCTTCAGGTCGGCCGGGTGCCCCTGTTGAAGAATCTGTTTGATGCGTTCGCGCGCCCATTCGACGCTGTGGTTGGAGCGGACGCGGTTGCACCAGCGGTGCGCGAGCCGGCAGTTGCTGAACAGGTATGGCGAGCCGCCCTTGCTGACGGGTATGATCTCGTCCACCTCGGGCGAGCCCGGCAATCCCGGCGGCAATGATTTGTCCACGGGCCTGCCGCACAGGTGGCACGTGTCGTAGGCCGCCAGCACGCGGGCCACGACCTGCTGGCGTCGCCAGCCGTTGGCATGGCGCCGGTTGCCGCGCCGTCCGCTCATAACCCGGCCTTGTCGCACGACCGCTGCCATGCGTCCGCGAACGCCTGCACGGCCCGGCGCACGATGGGTTCGAGGGGGTCGACCACAATATGCCCGGCCGGGGTGACGCTCACGGGCACCGGGAGGGCGTCGATGTCGGCGAGGGTATTCCCCCTGCACGTGATCTGCAGGCTGATGGTCGGCATGCCTGGCATTGTCATGGCGTCATCGCCTCACAATCAAATGAAAAGAGTGGCGGGGCGAACATCACCGGCGCTTTGGACGTGCCGGCGGAGTACTCTCGCCCCATGCAATGCGGTCAGATACGCGAAAACCCAGCCACGTGAGCTGGGTTTTTCGACACTTCTGCCACTGCAATCATCGGTGACAGTCGTTCATTTGTCAAGTCCTTCGGACGGTCTGGCCTTGTCACTCGGCGGCTCGTCCACGGGTTCGCCGCTGATGGCGAGCCTGTAGACGCTGCTGTAGGTGATGCCCTCCAGCGTGACATCGAGCTTGCCGCGCCTACGCCACACGTTGACGGTGTTGCGTTTGAGCGTGATCCCCGCAACCGTGAACGCTTTGGCTATCTCGGCCGCAGAGCCACGCCGGCTGTCATCCCAGCACAGTGTCTTGAGTCGCCTGAGTTTGACGGTCTGCGCTCGCTGTTCCCTCCCGCACACGGGACACGTGACCCACTGGTCTGCCGCGCCTGCGGCGAGCATGGTCCCGCACAGTTCGCAGGTGCCGATCTCGCGGCGGCGTTGTTCGGGCGGGTCCAACGCGGCATCGACTTTGCGGGCGATGCCGTCGATGACGTGCATGTAGAGGTCGGCGTCGCCGAACGTGGCGAGCTTGGGGTGGCCGGCGCATTTGATGAGCGTGGCCTTCAGGTCTTCCGTTCGTGGATCCCTGCGCCAGTCAAGGGCGTCGATGCCGTCGAGGCAACGCCAGAGTTCGCGTGCGGTGCTGTCGAGCATGTCGATGAGGTCGAGCACGTCCAGCCTGATAGGCGTGGGCGGCGTGGCCGTCTGGATGCGCACGGGCGCATGCCCGCCCGGATGCAATGTGGCGTCGAGGCTGTCATGCAATGGCGTGACGTCACGCGCCAATTGCAGCAGCGTGCCGGCGAAGCGCAGCTCGCACGCCGTGCACAGCGCGTACCCGTTTTCGATTATGGTGTTGCAGTTCTGGCAGTTCACGAAACCCCTCCACATCGGCTAAACTGGTTGCTTGCTGACATGCCCTCCGCCTTTGGTGGAGGGTTTCGTTTTATTTGCCTCGTCGTCGTATCCGCCGGTCCAGATTGGATGGGATTGGCGGTATTCCAATGATTCGTTTATTTGCGTTGAATCAAATCAATGGTTCGATGAATTCCGGGGTGGAATCGTCCTTGTGGGGTGCGGACGTTTCCGGATGGGCGATGATGTACATGACCTCGTTCAGCGGCAGTCCGAGGAGCTTCGCCGTGTACTCGGGTGTCGCGGCCTTGCTCCGATGCCATTTGAGTATCAGCTCACGCTGGTTGTTCGTCGCGCTCACTTCACACCTCCCGTATGCGGGTCGATGAGCTGGCAGCTCATGGCATCGATACGGTTATTGGTGCGGGCTTCGATGCAGAGGCGTTTCACGTCGCCCGTGGTTTCGACCCGTTGGATGATGGTCTGTTCCGGTGCCGGGGTCGTAACCGCGTAGGCGGTGAGGCCGATGACGGCCAGCACCATCGCGACGATGACGGCGATGACGATGGTGAAGACGAGCCCGATGGTGGATTCCACCGACCAGCTTCCGCGCTTCATCGCGTGCCTCCGAGCACGCTAATGTAAAAATCGGTGGTGATTAATGTAATTTCTTTCATCTTGTCTCCTTGAGCACGTTGATGGAGCGGAAGAGTTCGGTGTTGAGTGTGGGGTTGCCGTTGGCGTCCGGTTTGATGACGGTGGTGAGGTTGTCCGCGTCCTGGAGGATCCACCAGCCGTTTTGGGGGAAGTAGGAAAGGTAGCCGTCCAGTGTCTGGCCGCTCTTCGTGATGGCGACGAACCGGTGCAGGAACAGTTCGCTCGGTGTTGAGTGCTGCCAGTCGATGCTTTCGCTCACGTTCATTCTTCCGTCTCCTGTTCGTAGAAGTCTTTGGATGTGACGGTCACGCTGATCTGGCATCCGGCGGCGAGCGCCGCGTCGATGATGTCGGTGAGGGTTGTGTTCTCGTTCATTGTTGTTCCTTCGTTTTCATGGCGTTGACGGCTGCGAGCGCCTTTTTGGCCGCGTGCAGCCATGCCTGTTTGGAGACTTCGCTGACGGCGTCCCAGTTGGTGGGGCCGGGTGTGCCCTCGAAGAACCCTCGGGCGCAGGTCTCGATCTCCTCGTCTGTGGGCTCGTCCGCGTTGAGTTCGTTTTCGATGCGGATGGCCAGGTTGAACGCCTTGTCCCAGCCGGCCTGGTAGCCGACGACGAACGCTTCGGCGGCTGACTCGTTGCCCAGCCCCGCGTCGGCGAGCGCCGCGAGGGCCTGTTGGGTGAGGTCACTCATCGTCGTCCTCCACGATGGTCGGCATGCCGCTGGTCTCGTACATGGTTCTGGCCACCGCCTTGAGGTTCCGGATGGCCGTATCGGAGTATTGGCCGAGGTGCAGGATGCTCACGCCTTCCAGCACGCAGGCGCTCGCCAATGCTTCGGTGAGTTGGTCTTGTGTCCAGATTCGTGCCGTGTGGCTCATGCGGGTCTCCTTCGTGGGGTGCAGTGCTCGTGTGCCGGTTGGTCGTCCTCCATCCATTGGTCCTGGTTGTTGAGCCAGTGTTTGACGCATCGGGTGTGGTTGTCGGGCACGGGCTTGCGGCACAGGATGCAACGTGGCTTCATGGCCGGTCCTCCTTTTCTGCGAGCGCCGGCCCCGTCATGAGGGTGAGGTAGTGGCGGTATTCCGCGATGTCCCTGTCGAGGCAGTCGTGGACGCGGTGCGTGGGTTTCATGCGGTGCTGGTATGGGTCTTGGCCGCAGGCTTTGGCTGCGAGGCGCAGTGCGGTGACGTCCAGCATGCGGTAGTGCAGCAGTTCTCCGAAGCCCGTCATGCAGAAGCGTTCGACCATGGGCAGGTCGAAACGGCTGATGTTCGTGCCGGCCGGGTGCAGGACGTACGTGGTGGCCATGCCTTGGATGAACCGCAGGGCCTGCTCGGCGATGACCCTGGGTGAGTTGGCCAGCGGGTCGCAGGATTCGCATTGGGCGAGCAGACCGTTGTTCAGATGCAGTTCCAGGGCGGAGGGCTGCACGGTCAGCAGGGTCTCCCGGCCGATGTGCACCACGGCCTCGAACCGCCCGTATTCGTGCATGGCGTCCAGGCTGGTGCAGCGCAACCCGATCTCCAGTATCGAACACATGTTCGCATCGAGGCCGGTGGTCTCCACGTCCATCCATAGCAGGGCTTCGGGTTTCTCGGGGATCATAGCGTCTTCTCCTTTCCGGCGAGCGCCTGAACGATGGCTCCCTGGATGGTTCGGGTTTCCTCGCGGGTGAAGCCCTGCGGGATGATGATTGTCCTGGTGCTCACCGGTATGTCGGGCGGGATGAGCATGGTCACGCTGGTGCCGTCCTCTCGGGTGAAGTCCACGTTGTCGAGTTCGCCGGGCACGGTGACCGCGTAGGCGTTGATCATGAGTGTTCCTTTCTGCTGATTTATCGGTTGGTTTGCGGGTGGTTGGTCATTCCCTCGGGCGGCGGGCATGAGTGCCATTGGCCGTCGGTGTCGAGCAGTATCCAGCCGCGCCGGCAGCTGTACACGGGCACTTGGCTTGGCTCGGGGTCGTAGCTTTTGAGCAGGTAGCCCAATGCTCGGGCCTGTTCGGGGTGCTGGTGGACCCATCCGTGGCATCCGGTGCTGTTGTCCGTGCCGCACACGTCGATGACGTTCGAGGGGCTGTGCCGTTCGGGGTCGCCGTATGTCTGGCTGCGGCGTTTCCGGTGGTGGTGGCTGCTGCCGGGCCATTCGCCGCCGCGTAGGTATCGGTCGCAGACGATGCACCGGTTGTTTTCACGGCCTTCCACGAGGCGCAGGGTCGCAGCTGTGGGTTGGTCGCTCATGCTTGATGCCTTTCGTTGATTTCCGTCACGAGCCGTTGCGCCACGGTCTCCGGCTCTTCGCCGGTTTTGACGTGGGCCCAGAACGTCTGTTCGACGCTGTCCGTCCACGAGCCTTCGGGGACTTGGCTGATGGCGTGGGTTTGGAGCCATTGGCGGGTGACGCCGCCCCATTCGGTGCGTTTCGGCACGCTTTGGAGCCATTGCGTGTATTGCCGGTTTTCGAGCCATTTGCGCATCGACGGCACGAACCGGTCGCCGTCCTGGTGCACGGTCTGGGCGTAGCGGATGACGGCGCCGAGCAGCTGGCTCGGCTCGGCCTGGGGCATGGTCGGGTCGCTGCCGCTGGTGACGGCCTGCCACAGGTTTTGGGCTTGGTCGCGGCTGCCGGTGTGGCTCGGGTACCGGTCCCAGGCGAACGCGAACGGGTCGGCCTCGGCCAAGGCCTCGGCTTCGGCGAGGCTCGGCACCGGCCTGGCGTGGCCGGATTCGGCCACGGCTTGGCTCGGCTCGGCGTTCGGTGCGGAGGGGGCTACAGGGGAGGTAAGGCTAGGTATGGTTAGGTTAGGACCGGTTGCTTCGTTTGCTTCGAAGCAATTGCTTCGTTTTGCTTCAGACGTTTGCTTCGGTTTTGCTTCACCGTTTGCTTCGTCTTTTGCTTCATGGTTTGCTTCGGTCTTGCTTCGCGGTTTGCTTGAAGCACTTGCTTCGTTTTGCTTCGAAGCATTTGCTTCGCGTTTGCTTCGCCGAGACTCGCCCGAAGCGACGCCGCCGGCATGCCCGGCCTTGGCTCTTTTCTCCTTGAGTTCGCTGCCGGAAGTGCCGCCGAATTTCATCAGGGTGTCGGCCTCGACCACCATCCACCGGCCGGCGGCGAGCGCCGGTTCGAGCATTCCCGCGGCCTCCAGTTCCGTCACCTGCCGTGCGTTGCCTTTCAGCGAGCGCACGACCGTGAGGTCGAATGCGCCGTCGAATGCGGGAAATCGCAGCTGGTACGCGGTGTGCACGCAGAGTCTGACCCATAGGCCCAACGCGGCGTTTGATACCGTGCCGGGCATGGTCTGCGGGCTGAAGTTGAGCCCGTCGTCTATCTGGGTCCATGTCATGGCTCACTCCGCCTCGTCGTCTTCGGGCAGGAAACACCCGTTGAGTGCCTTGTTTTCCTCGTCGCTGGTGGGGTATCCGAGGTCTGCGAGCGTGTGGTAGTAGGCTTGGGCGATGGTGATGTCGCACTCGTCGGCCCATGTGCCGGGTTTGATGAGTGCTTCGATCTGGGCGCACAGGATGAGCAGGAGTTCCCTGTTCGCGGCTCCCTCGACGTGCTGGCGGCGGTGCAGTTCCGCGAGGTTCGTTTCGCGCCACAGTCCCCTATCGCTCGTGTCGTCGCATGGCAGCGGCGTGGCGGCGAGCAGGTTGTATGCGTCGAGCACGTGGTCGAGGTTGTTCCATTCGGCCCCTGCGATCAGGCCGTCGCATAGGTTGGTGCCGGTCAGCGCGAGCAGGCTCAGACGGGTGTTGGCCTTGCGCAACTGGCCGCCGTTGAATCCGGTGGCGTGCTTCCTGATCCAGTCCGTGCGCAGCGTGTACGCCAGCCTGTCGAATTCCTTGCGGGCGGCCAGCGCCTCCTGGAATGCCGCCTGCTCCCGTTCCCTCCGCTCGCTCTTGGCGTCACGTTCGGCGATCTCCTCAGGCGACAATTGCGGGAAGCACAATACGGTGCGCTCGGAGAATCGGATTATCGGCTGTCCGTACGGGTGGGCCTCATGCCATTTCTTCCACCATTTCTCGAACTGGTCGGGCTCGCCGCTCCACACGTCGTAGAACCGGTAGCCCTCCGGCGTCGTCCACGTCGAAGCCGAGACATCCACAGTCAGGCCCAGAGCTTCAAGCGCTGTTCTCATGCTCTGCTGCCACGCCTCGACGCGAACCCGCGACCGCAGCTGGCCACGCTTCCAATCCCAGTTCTTGGTGCCCGCCATCGAAGCCAACTCAGCCATCATGTCGGGATAAGCCTCGAACTCCGCAAGATCACCCAACTGGGAAAGCGACAACTGAGCGAACGCCTCCGACCCGGAACGCACATCGGCGGGGATACGCGCGATCCGCAACCGGCCACGCACGAATGACTCCGAACGGCCCGTCTTCGCCGCAAGCTCCCCCACACCGGCACCAAGGTCGAGCAAACCCTGATACCCGTCAGCCTCCTCCAACGGCGTCAAATCGGAACGCTGGCAGTTCTCCACCAGCATCAGCTCACGCTCGGTCTTCGCATCCAACTCACGCACAACACACGGCACCCGCTCAATGCCAGCCAGCTTGCACGCCGCCAAACGACGATGACCAATCACCACACGAAACATGCGCTCGCCGTGCTCCTCATGGTCGGGGGTTACCACAAGCGCCTGCTGCAGGCCCTGCTCCTTGATGCTGTCGGCGAGTTCGGTGACATCGCCCACGTCTTTGCGGGGGTTGTTCGGGTTCGGGATGAGGCTCTTTACGTTGATATCGATGATGTTGATAGCCACTGAATCGGGTCACTGCTCCTTGATCGATAGATTCTGGTGTACGGGCAGGTGCGGCATGCGCTTCCTGCGCCGGCGTTGGCGCTCATGCTCCAGTTGCTGGCGTCCGTGCTTGCGTTTGCTCATGATTCAGTCCTCCTTGATTTCACCGGTATCCGGATCCACACCAGACGTGGGCAGATCACGCCACGGATCCAACAAACTGCGCTCGATATCCGCCTTCACCACGCGCTCGCGGGCCTCGACCGGATAGTTAATGAGGTCGTTGACCGCGTTGGCGGCGTCGAAGATGTGCTGCGAGAGATCGCAGGCGTCGTACAAGGCGTCGGTGATGGGGTCGATGTTCTTGTATTTTTCGATGTATTCATCCTTGGTGGCCAGGTCGAGCATCTTGCTGGCCGCGATGCGGAACGCGGCCGCGGCGTCCTTCATGCGTGATGCCTTGGCTGTCAGGGCGAGCAGCATGAGCGGCGTGATCTCGTCGGGTATCAGCGCGTCCTGCACGCCATCGGTCTTTTTCTTTCGTGACATTGAATCTCCTTAGAATTCGGGGTCTTGGCTGTCTGATGAAAAATCGTTGGAAGCGCCGAACGTGGCGCCAGGAGAGGCGGGTGCCGGCTGAGCCCACGGGTCACCTTCCGGCATGCCGGGGTTCTGGGCCGGGGAACCGTTCTGCCAGCCTTGTTGCTGGTTGGCGGGTTTGGCCGGATCCCCATAGGTCGAGCCACCGGAATAGCCGCGACCGGATTGGACACGGTTGACAGCGGCGGTCGCATACCTCAATGAGGGGCCTATCTCGTCGACGGTCATGTCGATGACCGTGCGCTGGGAGCCGTCCTGCGCCTGGTACGAGTGCTGTCTCAGTCGGCCCTGGGCGATCACTCGCATGCCCTTCTTCAGGGACTGGACGCAATGGCCGGCCATGTCGCCCCACGCGGAGCAGCGCATGAATAATGCCTGCCCGTCCTCGAACTGGTTGGTCTGCCGGTTCCAGTTGCGCGGGGTCGAAGCGATCGTGAAGCTCGCCACGGTCGCGCCGCCGCCCGTGGTGCGCAGCTCCGGGTCGGCGGTCAGGTTGCCGATGATCGTGAGAGCGCTCTCCCCGGCCATCACGCATCACCGTCCAACGCGCGCAGCAGGGCAACGGCGGCGGAACGTGCCTCGTCGGCCAGGTCGAACAGTTCCCAGTCGCCGTCACCGGCCGCGCCGTCGGCCAGCAGGCTCGCCACGTCATACGCCTTGCGCGAGAGGCCGCGGCGCGCTTCCGCCACATCGTCCTCATAGTCCGTCGGCGTGGCATCGCGCTCCAGTCGCAGCCCGGTATGATCCATCGCTTGGTCAAGCATGGACAGCATCACGGGCAGCGTTGGCTTGTTCGGCGAATCGGCCACCAGCGACTGCAATATGGTGGCGAAGGCCACCCGCGGCGTCACGGTTTCGGTTTCGGGTTTCTCGCACATCTATCCCTCCTTATGGGTTTTGACTGGTTTGCGTTTCCACAGGCAGACCGCCGAGATCTGGCGGCGTTCCCGGTCGACCAGCACATCGCCGAACCGGGGCGGCAGTATGGTCAGCGGCCATGCGTCCGTGCGGTTGAGATGCTGGATGGTGGCGAGCAGGCTGTCCAATAGCTCGCCGGCACCCATGCGCATCCCCGCACTGTCCAACGGCCATTCGAACAGGCTTTCGCCTTCCTCGCGATGGTGGTCGTAATCGGATTGCGTCATCACACCCCCTCTCCTCGATGGTTGAAATGATTTCGTGGACCGAGCCGAATCGAACGGCATCCCGCTGTTTGCCCCGCGTACATGACACCGCGTGATCTCCAGCGGGGGCGAACCTGCCGGCCCCACATGCGCCGCACCCGCTGCTCCGAGTACGACGCGATGGTGTTAGCGACTGTCCTTGTCGATTGCCGGGGAAGGAAAGAATAGGAACCCCGGCAAGTCCTTATTCGACGCCCGCCTCGGCCTCGAGCAGGCAGATCAGGCGAATGGGCACGCCAATGAAAGCGACCAGCGAACAGATGCCGTTTTCCAACGGGTAGCGGCATGCCTCGTGCGTCATCACCCACACCAGACAGGCCACGAGGACGACCGCCAGCACCGTCAGGTGACGCATGAACCGTTTCGACGGGCCGCCATCGGCCTTCCTGTATCCGGAGGCGTGATGCCCGTAATCATGGGAGTCCATCTATTCCTCCAATGTTTTGATGTAACGGCGCATCTCTTCCTTGCGCACATGCCTGCGACCGGGCTCCCCCCGCTTGTTCAACGGGCGAAACACATCGACGTCACGCTGGTTCACCGCGACCAGCAGGCCGTCGTAATCGATGTTGAACACCTGCGCGGCCTGCGGCAGCGTCAACGTCTCGCGCTCCCACAACGGCACCGGATTGCCGTCCGTGCGCACTCCTTCAGCTGTTATGGGCATCCCGGACTTCCTTTCCTTGATTTATGTGTTGGTTCACCTCCCCTAAGCTGGATATCGCGTAACTACCAGCTATGAGAGGAGGTGAAGAATAATGACGTATCGACTCGTGTTTGAGACGACCGCCGATAAGCGACGGTTTGTCGATTTAGCGGGAGAAGAGTATCCGTCGAAGATTCTCGATGAATTGGAGAGCGCCGCCACGTCGGGTGGCGTGGTCTCGGTCCGGGGTCGGGCTCTCGGTGTCCCCGAGGGGTCTCTTATCTATCTCAATCCGCGTGCCGCCCTGTGGTGGTCGCTGGTTGAGATTGACGACTGACTCCGGCATGGCGGCGGCGCGGACGGAAGGATATTCGCCGGTCCGCTGCATGCTCATGCTGATTTCATGGTCGAGCTGTTTGGCGATGGCATTCCGCGCGTCAATAAGGTCGCTTGCCGACTGGGGATAACCGATGATGAGAACGATGCTCCCGAGCCCGTATCTCAGGACTTTGAAACCGTCTCCTTCTTCAATGTGAGTGTTGATGGTTCCCATCACGCCGCCTCCTTGCCTACGAGCTTGAGTGAGACAATGAGGACACCCACGCAAAGAAGGGAGGTGATTACATGGCGCAATGGAATATCCGTTTTAACGACGAGCTGATCGGACCGTTCGACGACGCCGAAACGCAGGCGATCTCCCAGAAGCTCACCACGTCGACCAGGACGCAGGGAGGGGTCGTCTTCAGCGGCAAGCTCGCGGATTCCGGGAACGACGTAACTGCATACTGGACGCCCGGATGCCCCATCAGCTTCGAACAGATCTGAGAACGGGCCGCGCCCACACCCATGCGCTTGCACCGCAGGGGTTGCCTTATATCCACTCATTTCGTACCTCCTTCGGCGAGCGCTGGAATAGTGTTCTCAGCGGCGAGCGCGTTGGTGAGTGTTTCGATTGGGTCGCCGCCTGAGAGTTGTTGTGCGGCGATGTATGCTGCGAGGCTGATGTCGTCGCCGTCGAGCCATTTGGCGACGGTCATGCGGTTGCGGCCGCAGGCCTCGGCGATGCTGGTCATTTTGGTTTTGGACAGGAGCACGCGGGTGCGGGTGTCGTGCACGGCACGTTTCGTGGCTTCAACTGCTGGTAGATTGGGCATGTGTTTGCTCCTTTCGAGTCTGTTACGAGGCGAGTGCGATGATTGACTGGTCTGCATGGATTTCCGCCGGATCAGCGGTAGTGTCCGCGATTATGGCCGGGATCACGGTGTGGTGGCCCTGGCATAACCGGCCGCAGGCCGATTGGACGCTGCTGAAATACTCGACGCATCCGGACACACCGCTGTCGGCAACCGTTCCCGGCTTGGACGGCTGGCTTGAACGGCGCGGCGAAAGGGAGCCTGACTTCATCTGCGGGATATACAATTCCGGAGACGGAGCCGCATACGACGTGGAGGTCGAAGGCGGCGGCTGTAAGGCGTATTTCCTGCAGATAACCGACGACGGGACGAACACGAAGTTCCTCACCCCCAGCCAGATCGCGCAGGTGGAGTCCACGGACGAGCTTCTGCTGCTCGGTTTCAAGAACGATGGTGCCGACGTCATTTCAATCCGCCTGATTTGGACGAAGCAGCCGACACGGTATCGTCGGCGAGTGAGCCTGACCTATGCGATTGAGGGAAGCATTCCGGAACAGCCGCGCTATCCCGTTCCCGAGAAGCGCGAGCATTATCCGACGTTGCTTCGTTGGCGGTTCGAGCATTCTCGTGTGGGATTATGGCTACATAGCAAATCCCATCGATGGGTCTGGCGAACTCTGGACGCTCCGCAAGCAGAAGACCGTCCAGCCAATCCAGAAGACCCCCGCCGGTGATCACCAAAAGGAGCACGTTCACCACGGACACCAACGCCGCCGCGACACTGATGCCGGCGAAAAACCAGCTCATCTCAGCCACCTCCGCTGTAAGCTCGTGATTACGGAACTCATGTTAGCTAACGCTTACAATTTGAGCAAGTGCGGCGTGTTTCCACATGCTTACACGTATGTTTGAGCCATGGCAGCAAAAATCGAATGGACAGCAGCGGATTACGCCGCAAAGAATGCGATGGCGAAAATCATCGATGATTCCGCTTTGGCATATAGGGTAATTGCCGAACGCATGGGCGGAGTAGTAAGCCATGTCCGGATTGGATATATCCACAATGGAGAGAAATCTCCGGTGCGCCTGTCAGAGTTTTTGCTGATTTGCGAGGTCTGCAACGCCGACCCGGTGCAAACCCTGCGTGAGATCATCACCGAGGCAAGACACATGGAACTCGAACAACAAACCGCAACGACAAAGAAACCCGCCAGCGAGCGCTTTGTTGTTGATGGACAATCCCCGGAAGCCGGTCATGAGGACATCGATATCGACGCTTGGGCCGACCGTATCAAGGCCGAGGACAAGGTTAACGTCGAGTGATTCATTCGACCGCGTTCAGATAGGAAAAGGGAAATGTCGAGGAAGAACCGCAAACCGATCTACACGCTTTCGCAGGACGAGGCGGAACGTCTCGTCGCCGAGGTGAAGAACTCGGTGGAGAAGCTGTTCGTCATGCCCGCGGCGGGAGAACGCAACGCCGAATTCCACGTGCTCGGCGACGACGGGGAGAAGTTCACCATAGCCATGTTCAAGGGCGCGATCAACGCCGACCGCCACTCCATGTCCGCTCGAATCACACGGCTCGGCGTGCCCCTGCTGCGGCTATGCGTGAACGGCTCGACCCACACGAACCCCGACGGCGAGAGAATCAGCGGAACCCACTGGCACATCTACAAGGAAGGCGAGGACGACTGGAACGCCCAGACTGCGGACATCGAATCACCGGACTTCGTGAACGATACAATAAGGCTGTTGGACAGATTCAACGTCATCCGCAGACCGGACTTCCAGGAGAAACTGATATGAACGAGACCACCGCCACCGACGAGCTCATCGCGGAATACGGCGAATGGCTCAAACGCGAATCATCCGTGCGCAACGTCGGCGAATGGCGCGAGGTCACTTTGCCGTTCCTCGACCGCTCCAACGACGACCTTTGCTTCTACGTCCGCACCACCGACGGAGTCACCTCGTTCACCGACGACGGGTACACGATGGCGTCCTTCGACCTCAACGGCGTCACCATCACCGAATCGAGACGCGAGCGCATCAATCGTCTCGCCCTGCGTTTCGGCGCCATGGTCGGCGATGACGGGCAGATCACCCTGGAGACCGAAGGAAGCCGTCCGGACGCGATGAACCGTTTCGTGCAGGCGTTGACCGATATCGGCTCCATGCTGGAGACCTCGCAGAAGAGGGTGCTGTCCTATTTCGCCGATGATGTGGCGTTGAAGCTCGACTCATGCCAGGTGTTCTACACTCCGAACGTGGGCATTCGCGGCGTATCCAGCTACGAACACAGCTTCGACTTCCTGTTCCAGCGCAGCGCCAACCATCCGACCCGGTTCTGCCAGGCTCCGAACCGATTCGACAAGGACGCCGTGAAGGACATCATGTTCGGTTGGGATGACACGAAGAAGGATCCCAAGCGCAGGGATTCCCGGCTGATAGTCATCGGCGACGACCGGCAGACGCCGTTGCAGCGCGGCGCGCTCACCGCGTTCCGCAACTACGGTGTGACCGTCATCCCCTACTCCAAATTGGAAGAGCGGGCTCCCGTGGAACTCGCCGCGTAGCTTCCGGGCCATATAAGGACTCATCCCGACGACTCACCGCGAGCGCCGGGATGAGTCCTTGGTTCTTGTGTTTCGCTATATGATTGAGTCATGTCGGACGACAATGTCCGGCACGAAGGGAGACCCATCATGAAAAAGGCAATCGCACTGCTTGTTGCGGCGATGTTGCTTACCGGTCTGTCCGCTTGCAGGGGAAGCACTACGGCCGATGCACCGGCCAAATCCGATGGCACGTCAAAGACCGAGACCAATAAGGAAGAGCCCAAACCCCAGCCGGCCGATCTGACCGGCACATGGAAGCAGACCAATTCCAACGACCCGAACTCATACATGGAAGCCACCATCAGCGGCGACACCATCGAGGTCAACTGGATCGGCACCGACACCAAGAGCCTCTACTGGAAGGGCACCTATCAGGCACCGACCAAGGCCGGCGACTGGAAGTGGACCAGCCAGGGCGACACCGAAACCATGGCTCAATCCCTGCTCGCCTCGCAGGACGCCACCAAGGACTTCACCTACAGCGAGGCCGACGGCGTGAGCTGGGAGACCACCGCGCTCGGCACCACCATCACCGTCAAGACGGCCAAGCAATAAATCCCGTGTCGGGCGGATCAAGCCCTAAACACGAAACC